TCTAAGGTTAGCGTTAGCCATTTGAGTTTCACTCATCTTAACAGGTTTGAATCTACATTGCCAGTTAACTGGCATAGGATTACCTGCCTCAGTATCTATAACTGCTAGAATTAAATTCTGTGTTATTAAAAATGTATCATTAACCACATTTAATTCATCATAATATTTAGCATCACTTCTAACACCTATACAAGCAGTTGCAATTAATCCCTCATTGTTAAAATTAGGATATGTTGGATCTTCATAAGTCTTAGCTGCTGTAATAGTGGCTGCTAATTCTCCTATTTTACCTCCAATATTTTCACTAGGATATAATTTAAGTTCTACTAATCTATATGCATACCCATGTTTTGAACCAAAATTCAATACTTCTTGGGTTCCACTAGCAGTCTGACCTCTCATTACAAATTCTTCTGTTGGCATTTATCTCAATCTCCTCATTACACTCATTAATCTACGCTTTATACCGCTTTTGGGTAGCTTTTTACCGCTTGTAACAGCTGATGCCGCTTTAGTTACTGCGCTAAAAGCCTTTTTTGCATTACTAATAGTTCCCTTTTTCCCGTATGAAGTACTGGCCTTGACCGATTTCATACCTGCAGAAACCATTTTATTAAATTTAGACTTTGTCCTGGCTTTCGCTTTTGGAATAGCTACTGCAGTCAAATCTGTTAAAGCTTGTTCGAATCTAATACGATCCATTCGGCCTCGTTCCGCTGCAGCTGCCAGTAAATCTTGTCCAGGAGGCGTTGCTAAAGCTGCTCCACCTAGTAAAGCTCCAGTAGCAATAGGGTTGGCCGCTGCTAACCCCGTTGTAGCTGATGCTGCAGGTGGTGTAAGCCTTGCTATTGCACCAACAGCTGCCTTTGCAGCAGCCCTTGAGAAGCCAGGAGTGGCTATGTCAAGCCCTATTACTAGGGCCATTGCCTTTTCTAGTCTACTGAATGCCATTAGTTAGCGGTGAGACTTACTAATAATTCCTGTATTCTAGTTAGTGATAACTTTTCAGTGTGAACTTCAAATAAGAATCCTACGGTTACTCCGCCAGCCCAAGCCTGTCCGACATCAACTCCACAGTGGATCTGATTGGTTGGAACTATAAAACCACCGGTAAACTCTCCAGGGTTTAAGGAATTTTCTTGTTCTATCATGGTGAATGATGTATCATTAGTGGCTGCATACAAATTAACATGCTGCATTAGCGAATTGTTAGACATGGGTACTAGGCCAGTTTGCACTTCTGAGCATACTTGTGCGGTCATTCCACGACTACCTGCTGCACCTGCAACTACGTCTGCTTCTAGTAATGGTGAGTTGCCATCACCTGTAAATGTAATAAATCCACGGTCAATTACAAGGACCCTGCCACGCGGAACATCCACATAACCGGTAATATCTATATTATCTGATGTATAATCAGTGCTAGTTGCTGCCATTGTTGCAGTTGTTCTTAGAAAGAACGTATCGCCTTTTGCCATACTCAATAATGAGTAACTACCTATATAACTGTAACTACTCATTTATTTGTATTACATTAAAGTATATATTCACTAGTCATTGTAAGAAAGGTATGCCTAGTAATAAGAAACTAAGTTTTGGCCCAGCATCAAAGATGCCTGAAGTGCCAAAAGGCGAGTATGCAGAACTAACGTTCAGCAATGAAGGTGATCTCTTATGGGAACACAAAGAAGATGGGGAATATGGGATGAAGTTCTTTATTCCTATAGTCCTACTAACACACCCCTCCATAGAATCCTTACCCTCTTCGGGTTCTGCTATGCATTGGGTAAGTAAAGCTGATGCAGCTAGTCAGTTATACATGGTAGTAACTGAAAGTATAGATGCTCCTAACTTAAAGAAAGAAATATTTGGAAAGAAATGGAAGCTTACACGTAGTATAACAGGCTCATACAGACTAGACCAAGCATGAAACGTGTATGTAATCTTTGTTTAAGTGAACAACCATACAAAGATGTAAAAAAATATAAGCATGGGTTAAACCTATGCGACCTCTGCCATATGATTATATTAGATATATCAGAACGCAGAAATTAAATCCTAAGCACTTTAAAGGATTTGAGAATCAGAACTAGGGTGTAGGGTCGGAAAGAAACGTAACCGACCCTACTAGCCCAACAAACTATACTATAACGCAATTATAACTTACTATAGCGAGTACTGCTCGCATTACAATTTTTTCAATTAAGATATAATCCAATTCCAGGTGATAGATCTTACTACTCATCAAATACATGAAACTGTCTAAGGTTAGCGTTAGCCATTTGAGTTTCACTCATCTTAACAGGTTTGAATCTACATTGCCAGTTAACTGGCATAGGATTACCTGCCTCAGTATCTATAACTGCTAGAATTAAATTCTGTGT